TCATTTTAGTTGCCGGTGGAGGGTTTGCGACAATTCGTATGGGACTTAAAGAAGTCAAACGCCGTACCAAAGCAAAAACTATTTCCTGGTGGAATCCGTCGATGACAAAATTACATCGGTATAAAATAAAGGGGTAAACCATGCCACAATTCATTCCTTTTGCCGCAACCGTAGGTAGTGCTATGGGAACAAGTGCCGCTGTCGGTGGAGCTGTTGTCGCCGCAGGAACCGCTATGGTTGGTAGTGCGATTGCTAATCCTATAATGGCAAGAAAAGCAGGTAAAGCCGCAGGTAAAGCCGCCGACGATGTTCGTGATCGTTCTGACAGAGAAGCAGTCGCTTTAAAAAACGCACAAGCATCAGCGTCGAGCCAAGCGTCACAAGCCGTAAGGAAACGAGCGGCGTCAAGGACACAAACAGTTTTTACTTCGCCTTTGGGTTTGTCCGGTCAAGCCGCAACTGCGAAAAAACGATTACTTGGTGAATAGGGGAAACTATGTCAATCCAAACCACAGATAAAGCCACACCGCAAAAACTGCCAAGTGAGTCACGAGCGAAAACTTTAACCGATAGGTTTAAACAACTTAAAGGTGAGAGGATGAATTTTGAAACTTATTGGCAATCATTACACGATTATTTTTATATTGAAGCATCGAACATTAACCGGCAATATTATCCGGGGACTGAACTAGACGCAACGGCTTTATTTGATTCGACAACTTTGGAATCGGCTGACATTTTAGCTTCGGGATTTATGAATTATCTTACACCACCGACGAGCAAATGGTTTTCCCTTCGGCCAAGAAGTTTAGCGTTGCAGAGCAATAAAAAAGTCCTTGAGTTTTTAGAGATCGTTGCCGACATGGTTAATGATGTTTTGAACAGGTCGAACTTTTATAATCAGATCATAGCTTCGTATAAAGGCTCTGGTGTTTATGGTACAAGTGCGATCCTTGAAGAAGAAGATATTAAAGATGACGCAAGATTTTATTCTTTACCAATAAGACAAGTTTGTATCGTCGAGGATGGCCGTGGCCGTGTCGCTGAATATTATATTGAGTTTGAATATACGGCATACCAAGCGGCGACAAGATGGGGAGTTGAAAAACTCTCGACGGTGATGCAAGAAGAATTAAGAACGAATAGTCGTGGCGATAAAAAGTTTATCTTCCTCCTTTATATAGCAGAACGACATCAACGGGATGTTACAAAATCTAATAAAGAGAATCTTCCTATTGAAGCAGTTTGGATTGACGTTGATGGACTCTCGACGGTCGACGAGGGTGGGTATAATGAGTTTCCAGCGTTTAGTCATAGGTTTGATAAACGTCCATTTATCCCGTGGGGTTTTTCTCCGGCGATGAAAGCTTTACCTTTTGCAAGAATCCTTAACGCTGTTGCAAAAACGAACTTACGAACAATGATGAAACATACCGATCCGCCACTTGCTGTCCCTGACAATGCTTTCATTATGCCGTTCAATGCGAATCCTCGTGCAGTTAATTATTACAACAAGAATCGTATGGACGGAGCGAAAGATATTTTTGCCTTTGCAAACTACGGTGATCCTAATGTTGGGATGACAGCCGTTGAATATTATGCTGGAAAAGTAAAAGCGTTAATGTATAACGATGTCTTTTTAGCATTTGAAAATCTAACAAAAAGAATGAATAACCCAGAAGTTATGGAACGCATCAACGAAAAGATGACGTTACTCGGCCCGGCGGTTGGTAGGTATATTGCTGAAATGTTGAATCCTGTTATCATTCGGACAATCGGTATACTTTCTCGACGAGGAAAGTTGCCGGAACCTCCTCAAGAATTAATGTTTGAACCGGAATATGAGATTGATTTTATTTCTCAGTTAGCCCAAGCACAACGACGTAGCGAACTCAATGCTCTCGTTTCTGGTCTTAGTATGGTCGGGCAGATGGCACAGTTTAATCCTGACGTTGTTGATAAAATCTCTCCCGACAGAATCGTTGATGAGGCATGGTCAATTCTTGGATCACCTGTTCGTGTTCTTCGTGATGATGCGGAAGTACAGGCTATTCGTCAGCAAAGAGAACAGGCCGTCAAGGCACAACAACAGGCGGCTGTGGCACAGCAAGGAGCCGATGCTCTTGAAAAAGGTACACAAGCCGACCTTAACTTATCTAAGTCAAAGGAGGCATCTAAGTAATGATTGATATGAGCAATAGAGAGTTTGTGGCGGGACTGAAGTCGAACTTTCATTCTACCTTTGATTCGCCTCAAGGTAAAGAAGTTTTACACTTCCTTGAAGTATCTTGTAAATGGTATCAATCAGTCTGGGACTCCGAGCATCCTGACATGACATTAATCAACGACGGAAAACGTCAAGTCGTTGCGACAATAAAAACGATCTTGGAACTAAGTCCAGATCAACTTGTAGAACTAGCAAAGAAGAGTGGAGGCTAAAATGCCAGATAATCTTGATCCTCTAAACGAGGGCAATCCTGACCTGACAGATGCCGGAAATACCGGAACACCAGATACGGGAACACCAGATGCGGGAACACCAGACGGGTCAGCAGACCCTTCGTGGAAGAATGGACTGAGTACAGATTTAAGAAATAGTCCTTTTGTAAACAAGTTTGACGATAATACCGCCGGGCTTAATAAGGCTTTTGAAAGTCATGGCAACTTAGAGAAGTTGCTTGGCCATGAAAAAGTCCCAATTCCAAAAGACGAGAACGATACAGAAGGATGGAACAGATTTGCAAAGGCTATGGGTATTCCTGATAAAGCGGATGGCTACGCTCTTGGCAATTATGAAATGCCAGAGCATATGAAGGACATGGGAATTGATAAGGAACGGTTTGCAGAGGTGGCACATGCCCACAAGCTGACACCTAATCAAACGGCTGGATTATGGAAAGTATATAATGAAGCTAATATTGATTCTTATAATAAAGCGATGTCTTCCCATGATGCCAAGATGACAGAAACGATTAACCGGCTAAAAGGCGAGTGGGGCGATTCTTATGACACTAATGTCGAACTTGGCCAGATGGTGATTAACAAGTTTTCCGACGACCAGGAAACAAACGATTTTCTCGTGGCGTCATTATCAAGTGATCCACGAGGGGTAAAGTTTTTAGCAAAGCTTGGGAATCAGTTTGCGGAAAATAAGATCGGTGAGTTTAAGATGAAACGATTTACTCTTGCTCCGGAAGAAGCGTTATCGGAGATTGAGAAAATCACAAAAGACCCTTCTCACCCGTATTCTAATCCACAAGCGTCTGATAAGGAACACAAGGAAGCAATAGATTATGTGAATAATCTATATGCAACAATTAACAGAGCCAAAGGACAAGTCTAACGACCCCGACGGCCTGAGTGCAAAAGAGAAGACCTTTTCTAAGATAATCTGCTCTGAGCATAGGTAGCACTAACTCAACCTCAAAAGGAGAGGACAAATGGCAGATACACAGAATGAAATCTATGCACAAGCGTATGGCCGGAATATTATGCAGTTAGCACAGCAAAAATATTCTAAGTTGATGGGAACCGTTTATATGAAACCCAACGTCCGTGGTAAGACCTATTTTCAAGATCAAATAGGGGAATGGGCGATGGAAGTCAAGGGTAGCCGAAACACTCAGACGCCTAACAACGATCCGAATTTGGCTCGTCGTATGGGGACAATGATTGATTATCACGACAATCGATTGCTCGACCGTGGTGATGAATTAAAAACAATCTCCGATCCTCGGAGTGCGTATACGATTGCCGCCGCTCAATCATTAGGTCGCCGGATTGACGTTTCCATTATTGAAGGTCTTTTGGGAACATCGAAGTCTGGGGAAACAGGATCAACGTCTGTAACCAACAGTAATATCGTTTTAGCCACGGCGTCATCCCCGACGCTGGCAAGAGTTGTTGCTGTAAAAAAAGTGTTTGACGACGCTGACGTAGAAACAGAAGATCGATATTTCTGTTGTACACCAGAGTTTTTAGACAACCTGCTTTCAGTTGAGCAAGCCACATCATCTGATTACGCCGCAATCAAAGCCTTGGTTCGTGGTGAGATCAACAGCTGGATGGGCTTTAACTGGATTATGTCAACTCGGTTGGCGGCTGTTTCTTCCAGTACGTTGATTGGTATCGCTTATCAGAGATATGGTATTTGTGCGGCATTAGCGGCACAGCCTATGGTTAGGACTAATGAGCGGTATGATTTGTCATATAGCTGGCAAGTCTATTATGAATTAAACATCGGTACTGTTCGACTTGAAGAAGACCGTGTTTGTATTATAAACGAAGGTTAAAACACGAGTACGCCCTAAAGGGGTAAAAGGAGAATTATTATGGTAAAAGCCGCAAATGTAACCAAGTACGATGCCGGTGGAACTGGCGACAACGTAATCTCTGACGGATACATCAAGAGCGTCGAGAAAGTCTGGATTGATAGCTATGCTATTACAGCCGCTATCCCTTCAGATTCTGTTCTTGATATTGCTGTTATTCCTGAGAATAAGAAAATCACATCAGTTGAATTGTTTTTCCCAAGTCTGTCAACAGGTGCGTCGGCAACAGGGACGACACTTTCTATTGGGGCGAGAATTGCCGCAGGAACAACCGATAGCACTCTTTTGTTAAGTGCCGGGGAAGCGTCAACTGGTGTTTTGACTCTCTCAGCAAACCAAGGTATCCCGTATGTCACAACAGGCGGCGTGAATGTCATTACGGTTCTGTTTGACCGTATTGCCACCACCACGACGGCTGGTACGATTACGAGCGTTGTTCGTTATACCTAAGTCTAATGGGGAGAGGGTTTCGGCTCTCTCCCCACTATTTAAGGAATTAAAATGGCGATCTCAAAAACTGATATCCTTAATAAAGCTTTGACCTTGGTTGGAGCCGCTCCTGTCACTAGCATTACCGACAATACTAACAACGCTCGTATTTTGAGCCGTGTTTATGATATTTCTTTAAGAGCAATTCTTAGTGAATGTAAGTGGAACTTTGCTACTAAGCGAACAGACCTTTCGTTGCTTACGGATACGCTTGCTTGGTATGACACAGGAGAAACTTACGTTTACCAAAAACCGATTGATATGATTCGTATTTTCGGGGCTAATGTAGCTATCGCAACTTTCCGAGAAGAAGGAGAGTATATTGTTTCTGATACTAGCGGCTTGGGATTACGATATGTTTTTTATCTCGACGATCCGACGAAATACCCTTCTGTTTTTGTAGATGCTTTTATTGATAAACTCTGTTCTGATATTGCGTATATGATTGTCAACTCTGCTAGTCTTGGGGAGAAATACAAGACCTTATACGAAAGTGTTTCCTTACCTAAAGCCATGGCCGCTAATTCACAAGTTGGCAAACAACAAGGCTTACGGGACGATGCTTGGGAAATGGCTAAGTATTCGGACATCCAATATAGCACATGACACTCACAAAACGTCTTTCAGAACAGTTAGATTCAATGCCGAGGACTCTTTATGCCCCGACATCGATAACCGACGACTTGACGGTTTATCCTGTTTTGGCTACGGCAGAAGGGGCGTGGAAGACCACGCCTTATGCCGAGGATGGACTTCCTCTTGGTGTTGATTCTGCAACTGGTGTCTTGATGAACATGAATTATGAACACCACGAAATCCATAGTGGTAGTCATTATTTCATTTCTGACGATGCCGTATTAGCGAATAACGCTGTCGTCGATGTACAGTTTCAAACACCCGATACAGCGAAGTGGATTCATTTCACTTTCCAAGTTGATGCCGCCGCAACCTCAGAATATTTCATTTATGAAGATGTAACCTTCACCGTAACGGGAGCAACCCTTCCTTCCTATAATAATGACCGCAATTCTGCCAAGACAAGTGGCACCACGAAATATCTTATTCTCAATACCTCGTTAGCCTTGGCTAACGCTGATACGAATTTAACTGGTTCGACTACACTCGTACATGGCTATCTTACTGCCGGGCGAGCCGGGGGATTTGTTGAGAGAAGTAAAGAGATTATTTTAAAGCAGAACACTAAGTATAGCATGAGAGCGATTGCTCTCGCCGCAGGGACAGTAAGTTTTAACATGGAATGGTACGAACACACAAACAAGTAAGGGGGCGAAATGAAGAAACTGTTGATTGCATTACTGTTGGTTGGGTTAATCGGTGTTGCGGGCTGTGCGAAAGAAGCAGAGGCTCGTCGGTATCG